TCCAGGCCAAGATCTCGCCCCTTCTGCTCCTCCGCAGCGAGGTCTCGCTTTAACAGTTGCCCCCGCGTGAGCAAAATATTCCGCTCGTTCGCCCATTGCTTGCGCAACTCCTCACGCTTGAGCGACTGCTCCTGCACCACGCCCGCATTTCGCTCAGCTTCGATGCCACCCTGGAGAAGCTGACGGCGTTCCTTCAACAGTGCGATATCAGTGCGAAGGCCTTTCGAAATATCAGAACTTCCGTCGCCGTCGGCCTCGCGCTTTGCGAGTCCGGCTTCCTTCAGTTGCAAGATGTTGTTGATCCGCCCGATTTCCTCGAGTGGAGTCTCCTTCCTGCCGACGTCCAGAATCGAATCCCATGCCTTCTTGGCCCACGACGCGAGATCCATCCAACCGCGCCGGAGGGGACCCATGTTGTCAAGGACCTTCTTGCTGCGCTTTTCGAACTCATCCGCATAGGTGCTTTGAGCCAATGCAGCCGCCTCTGTTTGGCGCCCCTCCTCCTGCAACGCTTTCACCTGTTCATAGGTCGCTGCCGAAACGAAGTGGTATTTCTCTCCCAGCTTCTGGAGTGCCTCCAGCGGGGTGCGGCGCAAATCTGCAAACTCGGCCGCTGTATCCTGGACCGACTTGCCGAGAATCCTTTCCACCTCAACCGCTACGCCGGCAAAACGCTCCAGGTGGGCCGCCGAGACACCTCCCGCATCGACCAGCGCGAGAAGCGCCTCGGCCGCCGCCCCTTGCGTGTTCTTCGACACATCCGAAACACCCCGGGCTGCGTCCATCAACTGGTTGACCGAAGTGCCGGCTGCGTTGCCGCTGAGAGCGATCGCGCGACCGAAAGCCACCGCCTCGTGGGCGCCCTCACTGTACGCGTAGGCCAGGCCACCAACAGCAACGGCAGTCAGGGTGAGTGGGGTGATCATGCCCAGCACTGCCCCACCAAGCGCCCGCGCCGCGCCACCCGCGCTACCGAACATGTCGCGCAGCTGACCGCCCTGCTGGAGGAACACGGTCAATGGCGCCTGCCCGCCCTGAAGGCTGACGATGATGTCGGTCATCTGGGCTGGGACGCCGCGAAGCGCCGCGCTCATCTGGGCCGCCGACATGCCGCCGTCGCGCTGCGCCTGCTCAGCGGCGCGCAACTGACTGATGAATGGCTGGGCCCGGCTGGTTACGCCCATCTGGGCGGCCTGAAGCTCGATCAGCTCAAGGCGGGTCTTGCCGATCGCCTGAGCCTGCTGCTCCAGGCTGCGGATGAACGAATCTTTGCCGGCCTGGACCTGCTCCGCTTCACGCTGCGCTTGGGCCGTAGCCTTCGCGGCGGCGGTAACCTGCTCTTGAGCGACACGCATCGCGTGGAGTTGCGCGATCAGCGGGTCCGCCGCAGTCGTCAAGCCCAGCTGCGCGGCGCGGTACCGCTGCACCTCCTCCGTCGACAGGCCGAATAGCGCGATCTGTTCACGCAGGCCAGCGATGAAACTATCCTTGCCGGCTTGGACCTGCATTGCTTCGCGCTGCGCCTGGTCGGCGGCGCGCGCAGCCGCAGCGACTTGCTCCTGCGCGGTGCGCATGGCGTGCAACTGGGCAATCAACGGCTCAGCAACGGCGGTCAGGCCGAGCTGGGCAGCGTGGTGACGCTGCACCTCTTCGGTAGACCGGCCATACAGGGCGATCTGCTCGCGAAGTGCTTCGAGGAAGCTGTCGCGGCGCGACTGCACTTGGGCGGCATCCTGCTGCGCTTGCGCAGCGGCGCGCGCGCTGGCGGCCACCTGGTCCTGCGCCTGCTGCATGGCGCGAAGTTGTGCGATCAGCGGATCGGCAGCGGCAGATGCGCCAAGCTGCGCGGCGCGGTAGCGGTGCACCTCGTCGGCGGACTTGCCAAACAGCGCGATCTGCTCGCGCAGGCCGGCGATGAAAGTGTCCCGCGCGCCCTGGGCCTGTGCGCTGTCACGTTGTGCCTGGGCGGTCAGGCGCGCTGCGGCGGCGGCCTGCTCCTGAGCCTCGCGCAGCGCGCGCAGTTGCGCGATCAGCGGCCCGGCTGCATTCGCTGCCCCGAGCTGAGCAGCGCGGTATTCCAGAATACCCTCGGTCGACTTGCCGAAAAGGGCAATCTGCTCACGCAGGCCGTCGAGGAAGGACGCCTTATTCGCCTCGACCTGCGCCGCCTCACGCTGCGCGGCTGCCTGAGCGCGGGCGGCTGCCTCGGACTGCTGCTGCGCGGCGCGCATGTTCTGCAGTTGGAGGATCAGCATCGACGATTCTTGCGCGGCGCCTGCCTGGGCCGCGCGGTAGCGCAGCACCTCCTCGGTCGACTTGCCGAACAGAGCGATCTGCTCGCGCAAGCCGGCGACGAAAGTGTCGCGATTCGCTTGCGATTGAGCCAGGTCGCGCTGTGCCGCCGCCTGGGCGCGCGCCGACTCGGTGGCCTGCTGCTGCGCCGCCTGCTGGGCGGCCAACGTCTGCGCAGCCTGGGCCTGTGCCTGCTCGACAGCACGCAGCTGCACCAGGTAGGCTTCCAGGGCCTTCGGATCGACACCGCGCTGGCGCGCCAGCACCTCGTAATAGGCGCTGCCAGTACGCCCGCCCGCCTCCATTGCCGCAGTGGTGCGCTGGATGGAGCCGATCAGGTTGCGCTGGGCCTGCTCAACGCCGCGCGCTGACGTTTTGGCACTGGAACCGATGTTGTCGATCGCACGATCTGCCTGCTGGCTGGAGCGCGCCACGCTGCCAGCCATGGCGCCAGCTTCCCGGGTGATTTCGGTGAAGCCGGCGCGGGTACCGGTGGTGTCAACTTGCGTCTCGAGTACGACTGCGCGCTTTTCGCTCACTCTTCCATCCTTTCCCTCATCTCCGCCATGGCGGCGAGTTCCATCACGCGCATGTCGTCTTCCATGGCTTCGTACTGCTCAGGGGTGAGCTCCATGCGGTCCATCTTGTGGTACATGACGAGGTAGTCGAGCCCGATGAGGCCCATGCCGCCACCACGCCACTGCGTCTGGATGTCGCACAGCAGCCGGAAGGCCTGCCAGTTCTCTGGCCACACCTCGACGAGTTCGCCGGCGTAATCCTCTCGGCTGAGCCCCAGCGAAGCTAACTGCTCATCAGTGGGCGACGCGCTGAACAGTGCGCGCGCCGCCGCAGTCAGTTTCCCTGGCGGCCTTCGGTGATCGCGTCGCGGTAGGCGGCAACGATTGCCGGGATCGCGGCGGGCACTTCGCGCACCAGCTGGGCCACGGCCGACTTGTCGAACGCCACGTCCAGATCCCAGCCTTCGACGCAGCCCATGATGTAGCGGATGTTGGTTTCGTCCTGACGCGCCAGCAGCATGGATTCGGTGAGCTCGGGGATTTTGCCGCCGCTCGTGGCCAGCTCTTTCAGCTTGTCCATCTCGGCCTCGTCGGCTGCCCTGATATCGCTGATCACGCCATCGGTGAACTTGCCGAATGCCTCGCGATCGCGGTACGTGTAGGTGATGCGGATTTTGCCAGGCTGTCCGTCGACCTGGACGAATTTGACGGTGCGCTCAAACGATTTCGGGGGTTTGCCCAGGGTAATCTTTGTCATGTTCTTGTGCTTTCAGAGGAGAAAAAAGACCGACGGGAATGACCCGCCGGCGGAAATGGCCGGGAAGCCCGGCCAGGCAAAACTTACGAGGCGTAACGGGTCGGCTTGCCCTGCAGCGCAAAGCCGGCCTTCACGGTCATGATTTGGCCCTTCGACATGGTCGGCGTCTCGTCGAACGAGAAGATGCCGTTGTAGAGCAGGACCGAGCCCGACGGCAGGACGCCGATAACGGCCGTCATGGCGCGCGTGGCGGACGCGTTTTTAAGCGCGTTGTGGTGCGGGAGGGACGGATCGTCGCCGATCTCGAACGCCAGGGACTGCGCCGAGGTGCCCGACGGGATCTGCGTCTCGTTGTCCTGATCCATGAACTGGAAGGTGGCGTACTGCGTGTCGCCGCCCGAGCTCGCGGCGCTCACGACCTGAGCGATCGGCGTGCGCGAGCTGATCTTGCGAACCGAGCCGACGCCGGCGCCGGCCGGGAACAGGGTGGTCGAGGTGGTATCGAAGCCTTCCAGCGTAACCGAGGTGGTTGCAGCGGCCTTGACGCGGAAGATGCGGTTGTTGGCGCGGCTCCAGCCGCTGGTGTATTCGACCAGGTCGCCGGCGACGTAGCTGCTGGCGGACGCGGTGGTCAGCACGCATTCGCTGGCGTTACTGGCAGCGGAGACGACGAGGGCCGCGGTGTACGCAGCCGCCAGCGCCCAGGTGATGCCGTTTGGGAGTTGAACAGCGATGATAGTTCCTTTCCAGCCGGTCCCGGCTGATGTGTCGGCCCTCACGGGCATAAAAAAAGCCACCCGAAGGTGGCTGGTTTGAAGTTGGCGGGCAGATCAACGATCGGCCCAGATGTTGAAGTCCTGACGGCTGCAGTACCGCTCCATGTCGGCGTCGAAGTCACTCGCGGCGGCGGCGATAGGCGACGCCTGGATGGCCGTGGCGCCAATCAGGCGCTCCTCGATTGCCTTGATGACCACCTTGGCTTCGCGCCTGGAGTCAGACCAGACATTCACCTGCATGTGCGCGTTCTCTTTCGACGGCACGGTGCGGTCGATAAACCCTGGCGCCTCGCCGCCGATCTGCTGGAACGTCACGTACGGCCGCTCGGTATCGGTCGGCGCGAAGTCCGGGAACACGCGCGGACATACTGCGGCGAGCTCAAGGTAAAGCTGTTCGTCAAGCATTGTTGATTTTCTCGATCATGACTTTTTGCGCGGCGTCGGCAGCCTCCGGGCCCTTCACCGTCGCCCGGCGGACAAAGGAATAGCCCGAGACCTGCTTAGGGGTGGGGAGCGTCACGTAGTACGCATCCTTCACCTGTTGCGATGCCCGCCCCGAAGGCTTCGGCTTGCCTCGCATGCTTGCGCGCACCGCGGTGTAATAGTTGCCATCGCTGCCAATGTAGGTCGCGTATCGCTGAATGTGGCCGAGCTCGACGAGGTGGCCATGCGGCGCCTTCTTGTGGTTCCAACTGACGTGGTAGGTCGCCACTCCAGGACTGCTGAGGGACTTCGAATAAACCTGGTAGATGCTGTTGGCCAGATTCCCGGTCTTCTTCGGG